ATTTCAACAACCCCACTCTTGTCTGTTGCTCCTCCTAATATAGTAAGGACTTTGTTATCTCCACCATAACCCGTAAGGTCGGGCGTAAGAGTCCCTATGCCTACGTTGCCAGAAGCAGGAAGTATCCAAATACCTTTTCCAGCATCAGACAATAATGAGAAAACACCATCTGCTCTATTATTCTTTAAACTCCAAGTAGCAGCACCAGTTACTAATTGAAATTCAACATTAGAATCAGCAGCAGCAGCAGTATTTCGTATTATTATCTTTACAGTACTACCACTTAAAGATTTTTTAATCTCTAAATCACCACTTGGTACATTAGTACCAATACCTACATAAGCATCAGCTCCATCTACATGAAGTATAAGACCTCTTTTACCATTATAGACAGCAAAATTTCTAAACTGTGTAGTTCCCGAATTATAACCATCAAAATTAATATTAACAGCCGCTACACCATTGGTAACAATTTCATTAAGTTGACTTCCGTCCCATTCCATTGTAGTATTTTTTACTAAACCAGATAAAATTGCTCCTGCGAATGTAGGAATAGCACTTGTTCTAATATCTTGAATGGTATCAAATACTACAGTACTTCCAGCACCATTATCTACCAAAGTGACACTATTACCTGCAGTCAAAACACGTTCTTTAGACAAACCTGAATCAAGGGCTAATACAACATACTCAGCATCAAAAGGAGCAGCAGTCTGCTTTTGAGCAGCGTCTGTAGCATCTACAGGAGTTCCAACTTTAACAGGACGATCTGTAGACATAGCTTTAGGGTAGAGTACATCATCCCCAATGAAATTGCTACCGTCTCCAAATAGTACAGTGTGTTTAGCCATAATTCCTACTGTGTTCCAAATTGTAATACAGTAATTAACATACTGATGGTAAATCGAATGCTGGTTCGTTATACATTTTGTCTAATTCTTCCATCTCTTTTCTAGCAGCGATGGACTGATTCACATAGTCTTCTTCAGGAGTGAAGAATAAATTTCCACTATCAAGTAACTCAGTGATATATCCAATGATATCCATAATATCCCACTTCTTACTTTTAGGAAATGACATTAACTGACCTTCTAGTTGTTGACAAGTATTACCATATTTATGATAAACATAACCTGCCTTGTACATAGGAGCCATGGAAGATACACGTGCTATCTTACCAGACTGAGGACCACCTGTACCTTTACGAGCCTTAAGTTCTATGTAAGTAAAGATAAGGCCTGAAGTAAGCATATGATTTTTAAGAGGGTATGATATGAACTCGTTCAATCCAGTTACCTCATATGCTAAAACATGTGCATTAATTCTTGCAGCCATATCAGCCATATTTTGATATATCTCATCAGGGTAGAACTTATCACAAACTACTTCACGAATGAAGATAGCCTTAGTCATAACATTTATACCTACACCTACAATAGCTGTATCAGCACTTTCTTTAGTAAGTGATTTGGCAGGATCAGTCATAACTACATTGATTACATCTCGATCATTATTAAGTTCTGATTCAGATATAGTAAGATCTACATCATCCTCAATACCGTAATACTTGAAATACTCCTGACGAAACTTAGCTTGTCCTACAGGAACTACAATATTCATGTGCTCTCTGTAGAAAATACCTAACGCATTTTGACGCTTATAATCATTATAGAGTTCTTTTATCTTCGCATCATCCATAAAGTTAGGAGCATTAGATTCTAACTTATCATTACAAAGAGCAAGATTTATTGATTCCCAACCTTCATCATCAAGTAAATCTACAAGAAGTGAATCTTCATGGAGTATCGTGCCTAATACAATAACTCTCCAATCATCTCTACCACGATCAATAGAGTTCAAAAGATCAGCAAAAAACCATCGTTTTTTCTTCTTTCTTTGATCCTCACTATCAACTTCTTCTGGATCTTCCAAGTCATCAACGATAATAAGATTTGGTCGATTGTTTCTATATAGAAGACCACGAATCTGTTGACCTGCACCCCTTGGCATGATGCAGGATTTAATTCCATTGTTCGCTATCCACTGTTCTTTACTAAAGACATCAGATTTAATCGATCTAAACATCTTTTGAACAAGAGGATTGGATAATAGTTCTAATTTTAAGTTCTCTGACTGCTGAACAGCCGAAGTAGCCGAATGGCTAACAGGAACTATGTAAGGGCTATCATCGAAGAGAATTTTCTTCGCAGGGACAGCCAAATTAATGATAGAAGTCTTTCCAATACCACGTGGAGCTGCAATTGCTACCTTAGGTAAGGAGTCATCATCAATTATCTCGAATATCTGTCTATGTATTGGGTCAAAAGGTCTGTAGAAACGTTCATTCAGGAGAGTTCCAGCGAAAAGTTCAGTAGACTTATAACATGCTGCCATTAAGTCAGCAATACCACTGTCTTGTGCCATTAATCCTGATGTTATATGAGTCATTATTGCCTTGTGACCTGTTTAGATAACTTTACTCTACCCTCAAGAATACGAATTGCATCAGCTTCTACACCATTAGGGTATAATTCAAGGTCATAATAACCCCATACAAAATCTAAGTCATCAGTAATACTACCAGGAACTGATATTGTGATAGATCCTGCTGCTCCACCATTTTCTAAGTAATCACTTGAGCTAATTTCTAATTCAGAATCCTCATCTGCCTTGAATTTACGTATGTGCATTGCCATAGTATATCCAGTAATATCAACAGGATCTCCATTGTTATCTTTATAGATAACTATATTATGAAAGAGTGCTCCTTGAGGAATTACAAAATCGTGATTTGCTACTCCCATAGTTCCTCCACTATAAACTGCTGTCTGATTAGCAAAAATTTCATCATCATCACTAAAGTTTTCGACGTAAGTAAAATCAAATACGTCATAAATTATTACAGTTTTATCTATCTCATCTGATATTTTTATAAATTCTGCTGTGACTACTCCACCACCAATAGGTACAGTTAGAGTAGCATTTGGGTCAAATATGTTACTAAGGCCAGTCTTATTAAAATTCCACTTAAAAAATACAAAGCCTTGTGGAACTGTAGCACCTAGTTGAACAATTTCATTATGATCGTAGTTGCCATCTCCAGTACCACCTACTACAATAAGACCAAAGAGAACTTTAAATAGTTCAGTTAGACCTAAATCTTCATCATTAGATTCATCATATCTAACAGTAGAAGCTTCTGTAAATACTTCACTTATTGGTAAAGTTTCCACAATTTTTATTGTAGATTGTTCAGTAGAGATAAAGTCAAAGTCTTCACTTATTGTGATATCTTCTTCAAAACTTTTCTCATATCTATCAGTAGCATGTTTAGTAAGAATATCTTCTAATACTGCTGTATCTGCAGTACCATAGATTCGAGCAATATTATGATCTTTACTAAAAATCTCACCTATAGCAAGACCATCAGGAAATGATTCTTCATTTCTTTGAGTAAAAGATTTAGTTAAAATACTAGAAAGTATTGCTTCATCATCAAAACTTATTCTTTCTGATGCAAGATATACTTTGACAAAAACATCATCTACAGATATTTCATCTTCAAAATTCTTTATAAACCTTTCTGGAGTGACCGCTGACGTAAGCGCATCACTTACCAGAAAAGTATCAATGAATCCTTTTGCGTGATTAGCCAACGGAAATCTGCCAGTTAAATGTCATTATATCATTAGCTAACATAGCAACATTTGAGAATGTAGTTGAAGCATATATGAGAGTAATGAAAGTAGTTTGTGGTGATCCACCTGCAGAGTTTACATAACCCTGCCCAATTGCACCACCTGTTGCATTCTTAGTAACACCAGTAAGATTCTGCCATACACCTTGCCACTGACGATAATAAGAACCATCAGAATCAGTTGGGTGTACTGCAGATGCCATAATTGCAAGAATACTATCATGGTCTACTAAGCTATTAGCTCCTATATATAAAGCATCTTTACCATTAGCACCTGCACTTAATGCTGCTTGTTCAATCTGTGTTGCTTGAAGATTATCCAAAGCAAAATCAGAACTGCTATGCATTGTCTCTGCCATAGCATCCTTAAGATCAGCATTAATTGTATTAGGCCCTTCGTGAACTAATTCAATCAAGCCAGTCTTAGCACGAAGCACTTCAACTGTAACATAACCTTTAATATTTGTAAGATTTTCCATTAATTCTATTCCTTTAACTTGAGAGTTGCTTTTGTAAGTTTTGAAAGTTTAGCAGAAAATGCTAAACCAAGAAAGATAGCATCAAACTCCATCAGAAGCTTAAACATTTCATCATCAAGAACACCTGAGAGATTTGCAAGCATCAATGCACCTGCTATCATCAAGCCGGTTTGACGCTTCTTACTATTCTCACCTACGAATAATCCTATTATATTTGCTACTAACTTGCCCATTAGAATATTCCCGCCTTTATGAATTCAGTTACTATTTTAAGAACTCCATTAAATGTAATTTGTTCACCAAATAAATGATATAGAATAAGTACCAAACTTAAAGAACTAATAATAAACAATCTTATGTGTTGTTTCTTATTACTTTTAAGTTTTCCTTTCATATGTTCAATGTCTGATTTGATATCTCTAACATCGTCTATCATACCAGGCTCTTTAGTTTCAATATCACCAACAAGAGCAACTTCAATCTTTTTAAGTGTCTTACCTTGATCTTCTATAATTTTAGCCTCGGCTTTATTCCAAGTCATTTAGATTTAAATCCTGAATAGAATTTATTAGCCATAACATGGCCTTCTGGAACTATAGCAAAATGTAAATGCTTATCTGCTATCTCTACCATATTAAAATTACAACCAAAAGCTGCTTTGATCAACTTAAAACGTTTTACCTTTTGATTTTGAGGAATTCCAGTATCTAAAGCACCATAAGCCATTCTTAATGCTTCATCAACTAATTGACAAAGTAGATGTGCACTATTTTTAGAACCACCTATTTTTTTATTATATTTAGGACAACGATAAACTGAAGAAGGATTAATTGGCGCACCATATCTATCACGAAGTCGTTGAAGTTGAGATAGAAATTTCTCTGATGGAATTTCTCCACAGCAAGGACATTCTACTTCATACCGTCTGAAATTTTTAGTTAATTGTTCTTGAGGATTCGGCATAACTACTCCTGTATTATTGGATCAAAATCACCATAAGCACTTACTGAGATAACAAGTGTTACTGGTTTCTCTGGTGTAAATGCTATACATTTAAATTGATCAATTGTTCTTTTATTACGAAGTTCAATAGTCGTTCCTTCTTCAAGGAAGTGGCCAAATGGTCCATTTTCTATACTTTCTTGAATTGGCGGATTAACAATACATGCTAACATATCAGCTTGATGTATTGTTATAAATGCAAAGGTAAGGCCATGAGATTGTTTTGGAATGATGTCTTTAATAGTAACAACTTCATCTCCAACAATCCCAAGGAAAGTCCCTATAGGAGTTCCTGTAGTTACATAAGTTATATGAGCCATTAGAATTCAGGAGTTATATTAATTGAGCCAGCAGTTCCTGTTACATTAGAAACATACTGAAAGTTTTTAACTGCGTCAAAGTTATCCAAAAATATTACATCAGGATCTACTACGATATGGCCTAATTTACCAGTAGCTTCCATTGTAGGAGTAGTACCACCTTGAGCCCAGCGAATATCATTTTCTGCAATTGTAATACGGGCACCTGAAGCTTTACGAGCGAGTATCTGACCTTGACCATTTAATTTACTCATAAATGAATCGCCAAAGTAAAAATCTCCACTCGTTTGAGCACCACTATGAAGGACTAAGTATGCACCTGTCCCACCAACAGTTTCTTTAATACTGTACTCAAGGATGTTCCAAGCATTCTCAGTAAGGCCAGTAAAGGTTTTGGCTAAGAGAACAGTAGTACCATCACCACTCACAAGAATCATAGATACTACAGTACCATCATCAGGATAAACTTGAAATCTACCATAGAGTACATCTTCTTTTGAGGTGGTAAAGGCATCTGATTGGATACCTTCATTTGCAGCATTAGGTGTTAATAGCCAAGAGAAATCTCCTGTGACTACTTTAGTAGCATCCTGTGCACTTGCAGCAGGAGTACCATACTCAGCCCAGTTACTAGCAGCAACCGAAAAGTCACCATTAGCCAAAAGATTGGTCTTAAATATTCTATCGTATGCTAAATATCTAGCAAGGTCAGCTGACGTCACTAGGAATGTCGGAGCTGGAGTGCCCCTCAGTACTTGAATCTTCTGCATTTGTTTCCTCCAAGGATTTAGACTCAACTATTACTGCTTCTTCTATATCACCAATGTAGCCATTGACGTCGAGAGAAGCAGCTCTCTTTTTCAATTCTATAATATCATCAACACTAAATTTATTATCGTCTTTACGATTATCTTGAACACGGGTAGGTGGAACGTGACCACCACGACCTAAAATATCTTGAGCAGCTTTCATTTGCTGACTTGGTGAGATATTAGAACCTTCCACTTGTTCTATCCGACCCTCAAGTGCTCCACCCATTACTGCAATAGCCATAGGAAGCATGGCTTGAATTTTTTCATCTATCTCTGTAACGGCTGTATCTCTACCAATCTGAAGCATCTCACGTTGAGCTTTACCTAACTCACTATTACACGTATTGGTTATAGTGGCAGGAGTAACGCCAAGACTTAATGCAATCTCTTCACGACCAACTCCAAGAACGGACTGACGAATAATTTCTTTATGCCTATCCTGCAACATTTTAATGTTGTAGTTTCGATTATTTTGTGGTAGACGTCCTGTTGGCATTATTTCTTCTTCTTCTTAGTTTTATGTAAAGGTTTATATGTAGGTTTTTTAGGAGCACGTATCTTACCCCATTTAGAGCCATTCAAAGCTGTAAGAATCCCCATCGTTAAAGCAACTAAAGCAATAACAACTTCAGCACTATGCTTGCCTAGATCAAGATATACATTCAATCCATCCTTAAGATACTGAATATAAATATCAAAGATACCAGAGCCTAGTGCAATGGTGAATATAAGAAAGGATAGTACAATTATTATCTTCTCGTATGGTCTCATTAAAAACACCTATATAGATAAAGCTTACATGGTACAATCCACCGTTATAATTTACAGTTAAATATAGGTGTTTGCAACACAATTAAAAACAATGTTCCTTCTAGATATTTGGAGAGCATTTGCATTACTGCGTTACATTTTGTAATACAGCAGGAACTGTAGTAATATATTGTACTAGTAATTTCTCCAACATGGTCGAACACTCCGACCACGTAGAAAGTTGAACGATGTTTGACCATGGGGTATCTAATAATTAAAAGAAATGTGTCAGGTGGTGAACCCCTTGTCAGCGAAACGTAATCCCCCTAGGCACCCCTTTAATGTAATAGGACAGCTATGTCTTATTTGCTGGGGATTGTGGCCACATTGAGGTAGCTGAAACTTCACTGAATCTTAACACGTTCTTCATCATAACTTCACATTAATAGCTTAGGTTCTGGCTGTCGAGATTGAAGCTCATTGAAATGACCGATAGCCAGCTCGCATGAGGGCTGATCTGCTCCTAGCTACAGGTTATAAAGCTGCTGGGTAAACTCACACATTCCAAACCACAATTCACATATGAATGGAGCTAACAAATGTTAGAACTTACTACACTTCTAGTCGGAATCATTAAGAATCATAGCTTTACGCTATCCAGAGATGATGAAATGAAAAAGGCTAAGAAGGGCATCAAGCTACAGGTTGATTTTGATTTCTCAGCTATGTCAATAGATGACGTAATAGCTAAGACCGTGGGAGCTGCAACAATAGCTTGGCAAAATGGTAATCGTGACAACTTCGACCAATTTACGGATGGACAGCATCTAGGTACAATTTCGGTTGTATCGGCAGGACGTAAAGGTGAGGTTGACGTGACGCTAGCAGGTAAAGCTAAATACGCAGCTTCAAGCGATGCGGAACGTATCGAGATGATAATGACCGTATCAGGATGTAGCTTAAATGAAGCTACAGCACTTGTCGAATCAACTGACTAGTTGACATTGACAAACGGAATGAGGGCAGCTTGGGCGTAAAGCTCAGGCTGTCCTTTTTTTTGTCCGCTACTTTTACTCTATTTTCTGCACAACTGCGATATGACTACAAGAGCCAGCTGCAATGATAGCGTGGCTGTCTAGATCGATTAAATGTGTAGGCCTCGTATGCCATGTAACCTCTGTAACCTTTGTCATTCAAGTATGGCAAGTAGTGGTGGGTATGTGCACACCGGATTATGGTTAGTGGAGGTGAGGGCT